ACTGCGCCGAGCCTAGGGATAATACCGCCTTGTGCGAGACGAGCTTCTTCAGACATGAGAATAACGTCACGCATCTCGGGACCCATATACATATCGGTGATATCCGATTTATTGGTATCCTTAAACCAACGGTTTAGTCGACGTGCAAAGTTGGAGAGAGCAAACTGAGGATCAGTAATAGGAATACCTGAACTGGGAGTACCGCCTGCGTTTAAATCAACGAGGTTACGGAATAAACGGGCCTCATTACGGCCACGGTAACCTTGGGTAGTGTTGAAGTTAAAGAAGTTACGCGCGGGGATGTACGCAGGGGCCTTAACACGAACTCCAGAACGAGGATCAGTGTAATTGATGCCGCCGAGCATCATAGCAGCCTGGAACACGTTCCAGGTTAATTGATGCTTCTGCATTTGACGGGTAAGTTTTTTCTCAATCTGTTCAGCAGCAGTAGCGCGTTCATTAGTAGTACCCTCTCTCACAGTGTTATTGAGTTGGGCATAACTCATGTACATCGATTGACGGATAGGAAGGGGTTGGTAGGATTGGCGATACACTGTATAGCCATCGTCATCAACGAATAGGTCAGGTGCACCCCATTCAACCACAGGGAAAATAGTATCGACGCCTTCGATGACGTGTTCAGCAATGACAATGCGCTCAGCAATAGTCTCATCGGGGAATACAGTGCTGAGAGGGGTCGCAGGTAACTTAGCGAGAATAGAGCGGGCTAACTCAGTGTATACAGGCTCCCGAGGGAACGTAGTGTTGTCTACTAAGTAGGGGCTGCTGATAAGCGCTTGAAAGTTGGGGCTCGGAGTATCTGCCATATTAGTGGGAAGTTAGTAAATTAGGACTAGACCTTGGATTTCTTAGCTGAATCCCAGTTCTTCTGGGCTAGCTCGCGGAGCTGGGCTTCTAGACCAGATGGGCGGGTGGCTGCGCTCTGGCCATACTGTTGCACTACTACGGGCTTACTGTTAACAGCAATATTTAATAGCTCTTCTAATTCATCGGTTACATCACGCTCGCCGCCAGCTTCTGTAGAGAGCTTGATAACACGAGAACCACCGTGGAGTGCATCGGCTAATAAACTGAAACGCTCAATTAACGCAGGGGGTACACCTCTGCTTTGTAAGCGCTTAGTACGGTTGGCCTTCTCTCTAACACTCACCTCAGTAGAATAGGCCTGAGCTACAGATTGGGTCATCGATAGCTTCTCCTCGATAGCCTCTAACTGTTTAGTGAGGGTAGCTATTACATCAGACTGAGCCTTAGTCATAGCTGCTAGCTTCTCTTCGTATACCGCCTCTAAATTAAGGCGCATACTCTCAAGGGCATCTTTAGCCACTGCTAGTGAGGGCTCCGTTGCCGGGACAGTATCGATCTCGGTCTCGGGAGTTTCCATAATAATCTCATCCGACATAGTTGTTTGATTAGAAATTGTTTGTTCAGGTATAACTGCGCTTAATTTAAACACTGCTCCGGCTATTGTTTGTGGGCTCTGGCTAAGTGCCACTACCTTCTCTCTATGAGGAATGAATGGGGCATTAGTTAATGCAGTTCTAACTAATACAGTTCCTCGATTAACTCCTGTATTCTTATCAGTGAAATTAGTCAGGAATTCGCCTGAGCTGTATTCGTACTCTCCCCTGCTAACTGCATCATAGGCTTCTGACTTAGGTGTGTAGTATCCCACCAGCATGTCGCCCTCAATGCGTAACTGCTCAAGGTCCCCACGCTTACGCTGGCCATCAAGTGCTTCTGCAGTCTCTATAAATTCATCGTAGCTATTAACGTCGGAGCTCTCAATAGGGTGGCCGAATGTAAGGTATGGCTCAAAGCCTAGTACATCATTCTCGAAGTTAGTGATGGCCTCTGTGAATTTCTCCATGGTGAAGGTTACTTCACCGTAGGTGTTGTGCTTCCAGGTGCCTATCTTGGCCTGCGGTACTCTTAGTTTACCCTTTAATAACTCTATACTGGCGTCTCCTACAGCAGCTGAGCTGAATAGTCTGGGGCCGTTATGCTCTATGTTGACTGGACAGAAGTCATCAGTGCACTCTCTGGCCGCTTCAACCTCGATAAGCGTAGTCTCAACCAATGGGGCTTCGGCTGCGCTAGGTGGGGTTTCTGATATCTCGAAGGTAGGGTTATCTATACTTAAATTATCCTCTACAATAGAGGTATCAATAGTCTCGGGCATAAGCGTAATTGCTGGTGGCTTCATTAGTTTGTATTAATTGACATCACTAAAGGTAGGAAATATGCAATTAGAAAGATTATTGGCTTTAGAGGCTCTAGAGCGACTTCTCATTCGCCGTATTCGTAATGCGACTATTAAAGATACCTCTCTGGTATTCAACCTCGATGAGGGGTTGAGTACCAAGCCTTATAAAATAGATATAGCTTCTTTACTACAAGGTACGCTCGAGTCTACATATTATAATTACCTGGCCGGCCGCATGCTAACTGAGGGCTACACTTATACTGCAGTTGAGGGAGGTGAGATAGTAGAGTCACCTCGTGGTGATATCTATCAAATACATGGCACAGACTGTAGTTGCCCTCAGCGAGGTTACTGTAAACATCTCATACTGCGAGACTGGCACCTAACATACCGAGCGCGGCAGAATGATCTACGTCATCGCGTAAAACCTAGGTAGAGCTAATGGCATCGGGTAATCCAGTAATGGAACGTATGTGATCCTTATCTCCATCTACTAGGAAGCCCATGTCGTGCATCTGCTTAATGGCATCTATCAATGCTGCTAGATCAGTGGCCCTCCCCGGTAAACGAGTTATATAGCCCGTGTTGTTAGCCAGTGGGTATAGTGCGGGGTCGAAGTTCAACCTGATTAGATTGCCTATGACCTGCTCAGTGAAGGCGTGTATCACTGTATCGAATATACTGTTGATCTTACCATCGAAGAGTTCTAGTTGAATCTCACTGGCCCGGCCTGTACCAAAGGTAGTCTCTCTATTCTGCATCAGTAGGTTAGGAATACCCATACCCATTAGCATATTGTTATCGCAGAGTGATATGGCTCTTTCGAATGAGTCGCTGAAGTTATTACCTGTAGTTAGGGCCCCCACCTGTACCGGCTGCTCCTTACTGAGCTGTGTTAATACTAAACCAGAGTCGGTGCTTAGACGACGGAGTGCGTCCTCTGCCTGCTCCGCTATAGTAGTGGTTATCTCTGTACCATCGGGGGCCTCCTCTACTACGCCCGTATTACCGGGCGGCACTATTACGTATATGAGAGGAGTACCATAACGGTCTAGAGCTATGAGCATCATATCTCGGAAGGCCCGCTTAAAGATAGAGTAGTCTAGCACGCTAGTGAGGCAACTGGTACCCCAGGGATTATTACCCTTAGTGTTGTAATTAATGAATAGCCGTTTGTGACTAGGGAGTCGTACATGACTACCTACCACGTCTACTCTCTTAGGGGGGTCTCCTATTCTATAGGGAGGCAGAGGCACCCAGTAGCCCGACTTGTATTGACTAGCTGTTACTGTATCACCATCTACTATACGGCCATTGTCGTTAGTGATGAGCATGACCTGTAGTGGGTGATAATTAACTATGTCATCTAATACCGTAGCCGGCATACTATCTCGCGTGCCGTGGGCGTATATCTGCTCGCTTAGACTGAAGCCATACGTCATAATAGACTTCACGCAATGAGATATCCATGTCTTGGCTCTATTGCGTAGTTGGTCATCTATGAAGTTCTTAATGCGCTTATCCCCGTGTTGATAGGGCCCGACCTTATTAAGCACGCTCAGTGCTATAGAGTCGAGGCCCTGCGCTATGATAGGCTCCGCCTGCGCTGCCTCATCCCAGGCACTCAGCTGCTGATAGGTAGGCTTGCCTGCTCGTTTATAGCCACCATCCTCAGATAGATAACTAGTGGCTAGGCCTAGGTGCTCCATAGCGTAGATAGTGCGCCGGCGTATTGCTGGCGTGGTGGTATTACGTACTTCCATATTCACCAGAATGAGGGTCTCTTAATATCAGATAGTGGGTTAGAGTTCATATTCTCTAAAGATTTAGTCATTTCTTCTAGGGATTGCTGTTGTTTCTTATTCTGATTCTGAATATAGTTGGACGCCGCTTGATAAGCGGCCTCCTGCATATATTCGTCTTGCTGAATGAACTCCTGCAATCCTATACCAGTGACGCTAGCTATTATAACCCACTTCTCTAGCTGATAGTACTTGGTATAGTTCTGCGCCACCTGAACTACATAGTTATGTTTAATAACGGGTAGATAGGGGTCAGGTGGCGGCGATACTATAAACCTAGCACTAGGGAATATACTGCCGGCAATTTGTAGCAGAGGATCGGCTATACGCTGGAGCGCGGCATTCTTACAGAATAACTCAGTGTTTATTAGGTGGAAGTACGTTAGATGAATGTTTAGGTGGCTTGCTTCGATTTTGTAGTCGTAGCTCGCGTGGAAACACCCATAAGCTTTTTTGCCTCCGCTTGGGCCTTCTCACGCCCTTTATCGTCAATGAGATATAGGGTACTGAATACCTCCATGAAGTATTGTTGGTCCTCGACACACCAGTCGTCGGTGATACCATCGGGTTCGTAGTCGTAGGCATCGCTATCCAGGACCCGGCCATTGATGTTAACAATACAACGGATAGCTAGTACTTCTTCAGGTAATAGGCCGCACTCCTTATTATAATGCTTGATCATCTCGCGGCGGTCGTGAACCAGGGGTGGCTTGAAGCTAACCTCGAATTGGCCCTTCGGTAATGTGATAGTGTGCATAACGTCTCTCCATGTATGTGCTATAAGATATCAGATAAGCTGATTGATATAATCCTATGAGGCCACTGCCCGCTAAAGTAGGCAGTTTTTCAGCTATAGCTCTATTTAATAGGTTTTGTACTCTACTGATGGATATCAATAGCTCACTATTCTCTAGTAATCGATTTAATGACAGTGCTCGTTGGAATGCTCTCTACCGTATTCCTGAGGATACGCGCAGTAGATTATTACAGGGCTATAATCCTCTAGAAGTATTAATGGACCCTAACTTTATACCGCCTGGTACCGACGCCTCTATGGAGATGGTGCTAGCTGATGCTTTCTATGATAGGGTAGTTGATACTAGTAGTAGTCGAGCTGCTATCTCGAGTCTGTGGGATAGTATGGAGGGCCCCGCTCGTCAGGAGTACTTCGAATACATGGCAGGTATGGGGGGTACAGCTACTCCTGCCCGTACCCAGACCGATGATATGCTTAATTGGATGGCCCAGCGAGATCAGCTCACTATGCGGTCTAACCTAGAGGGCATAGACGATGAACGCCGCCTACTACTAGAGAATCGCTCTAGCATGTTGGATCTAATATCTGATGATGGTTATAATGTACGGCCCGGCTTACTACCTATTGCCGCGCTAGTAGATACAGCAGAGAGAGAACTGCGTATAGACATCTATCAGTTCCAGAATGAGCGTGCTATAGATATGGTGGGTGAAGCTGTAGAGAGAATGGCTGGTAGTGGCCAGGGCGGCCGTGTGGTAGTTCGTATGGCTGCTCCATCTGAGACTGATGGAGACTCTCGTAAGAATTATGATATCCTGGGCCCCAACATTATGTTTTATAAGCGGCTGTCTTATCTACGGGACCGCTTCGGGAGTAATGTAGATATAGATATCCAATGGGCTGATAGACGTAATCACCCTAAGTTCTTCGTTAGTGATAGGGCCGCTCTCATAGGTACGATGAACGTGACGCGGCCACTAGGACAATCGCTAGAACAGGCGGGCTCTAATGTAGAGTTCACGCGGACTATACGCACTAACCTGACCTATAGCCAAATACAGGATGCCGATAGGGGTATACTGCCTGACATTATAACGCGAGCTGATAAGTTATACCTACAGGCCCGTGATGTTATGGATAGATTAGATGGTGGCGATAGAGTTCTATTCACGGGGCAGGATAGTATAGGTGGTGCTGGTGATGTTAATACTGCTCTACGCCGCCATATAGGTGAGCTCATTAATAGGCCTACTATCGATGGTAAGACAGGCCGCCTCTATATGGTACTCAATCAGGTATTCCTGCTCAAGCACGATAAGACCCTGATGGCAAGCCAGCTTAAGGGAGAGATGGGAGAGAATCCTGAGCATGAGAGAACACTATCGGGTTACCAGGCATACATGCAAGCCAGAGAGCAGGAATACTCTAAGCTCCAGGCTAATGTATTAGATCTGGTTATAGAGGGTCGCGCTCGTATAGGAGTAGATGTACATACCTATCGAGAGGATGTGCAGGACCCTATGAGCCGCTTACTACTGAGCAACCAGAAACTAGCTGCTGAGTTATCTCAATCTAATTATGACGTGGCCCGCTGGATTAAGGAAAGCCGGGGTACTGATGTTAGTGATATGGCTAACGTGCTGAGCACGTATGGTTTCTATAGTGGAGATCTCGAAGGCCGGCAGCGTATGGCCCGACAATTATTAGCTATAGCTAGCGGTAATATAGAGCCGACCGCAGTACCGCGCAGCCACGTTAAGGCATACCTGGCAACCTACGAGAATGATGTCATAAATCAAGGGGCCGGGCCTGGCATGCAGAATATAAACAATCGTCAGGCCTTCGATATCCTGGGTGGTAGTCAGGGATCTAGTAACTATGGCCTTAATTCTCTGGCAGATAATGATGATCCCCTGAGCCGCCGACTCGTTAACCAGGAGATCAATATAATTTACGATAGGGTGGGTGGGACAAGCCTTCTCAGTCTCTCTGATGAGGAGCGTGATGAAGAGAATAGAGAATACGCTCGGGCCTTCTATAAATTACAGAGCTCCCTGGGAATACAACGAATAGGTGATACTCCTTATAGTGGGCGGGACCGTAGGTCTATGTATGGTAATAGGGTAGATAGAGGAGCCATACTAGACCTAATCAGCGAAATAGAGAGAGTTAATGCGGCTGTCGGCTCTGAGATTATAAGCGTACAGCGAGACTACGATGGTCTTAACCTAGAGGGCGCTACTCTAACACTCAATAAGGGCCTACCTACTCAGCGTGTATATAGATGGGGTGCCTATAAGAACGCTAGTGGGCAGGGGCCCGCCGCCTTCATAGATATAAGCGGGGGTCGTCAGATAGAGTCAGCTGAGCTGTTCAATACTGGCACAATGCGTATGGAGCTGGCTATGGAACGTGATGGTCTTGGTGTGGGTCTAGATCCTCGTAGACGCCTGCGCCTTAATCCACTGGATGTAGTGGTGGGCCTCATGAGCTCTATTGCGTTAGAAAGTGAGACTACTCGTTTAGTGCGGGCCCCACTTATGGAGTACCAGAGGTACTATAGTCCTGATAATATACGCGCCGCTCAGGCTGTACAGCGTGACCCCGGCGCTCAGTATCAGAGTGCCATGAACTTCTTCGAGAAGCTATTGGGCGTGAGTGGGCTTGACCTAACCACGGACGAGGGTACTAGTAGAGTACAGCAGGGCCTTAGTAACCTGACCTCCTTGTTCTACTCTAGTGACCCCGATCTAGATCGTATACGAGACCTAGCGAGTATATCTCGTACTGATAGTCGTCGTAGAGTGGCCTTCGAGGAACTATCTAACATATTTCTTACCTATGCGCGGTCTATAGATGAGAGAGGCCAGCCCATAATAGACCTAGAGGCACACCGCAGAGGGGCCCTTAATCTTGCCGCTAATAAGCTATATGAGATTATGGATCAGGGCCCTATGTTCGCTGATGTGTTATTCAAGTTTATCGAATCCCAGAATGATAGCCGTTATAAGACTGATGTGCGCGAGAGGTTAAAGGAGATACATGATAGTGCATTCGCCGCGTTCCTTACTCCCACACAGGCTCGTAATTATGGTTCTACACAAGCAAGTAATCGTTTACTGGCCTATGGCTTTGGTCAGGGTAGGCAGCCCGCTGGTATATCTATAGTTAATGCTGCACTACGTCGTATTAAGGCTAATGAGACTGCCTTTAGTAATCTGAGTGCCTTTGCTTATACTGCTAGCCCACTGCCTATAGGTCCGGTATCTGACCTTGGTGTAGGCGATGACTTCCTCTTTGTACGAGTTGCTGAAGGTAATATAGACTCTACGGCTACTGATGAGAGCCAGTACTTTACTGGCTATAGTAATGTGCTACCTCTATCTCGCCGTGCCAC